CGAAAGGAGATTATCATGGCAACAAAGAAGACTGACAATGTAGAAGTTAAAGACAAGGCTGTGAAGGAAGAAGAGGAGAAGGTCCTCATCATGATTCCTTACATCGAGGGAGATGATCCTGAAGTAACTGTCGGAATCAATGGTAAGTTTACCAAGATAAAGAAGGGTGCTCAGGTGTATGTCTCCAAGGATGTAGCCGAAGTCATCATGAATTCTAACAAGCAGGCTATGCTTGCGAGAGAGAATCAGAAGAAATTCGAAAGTCAGAGAACAGACCTGTAGATGCAGGCGAACATGGTGGAGCTGCTCTTCAGTGGCTCCGCCATTATTTTTAGGAGAAAAAATATGACTGTTTATGAATTGATAAAGAAAGTAAAAGAGGAAAAGCCGAACACTTTCACAGATGAGAAGCTCGTTTCATATGTCAACGAGATCGAGTCGGAAGTGGCAGAACAGCTCGGTCATACTTCTGCTCCTGTATATTCCGTTAATCAGATAAGGACATCAAGCCTGCTGCTCGGCAATCCGTATGACAGACTGTACGTTTCGTATCTGAAGGCGATGATAGACTATGCGAACGAAGAGTACGCAAGCTATGAGAATAACCAGGCACAGCATGTGCAGGACTTCAGAGACTTTGTGGATTGGGTAGTCAGAACAGGGCAGATGGAAGAGAGATCCTTCACATCAAGGTTCAGTAACATCTATTAAGGCGGTGGTGTATTATGGCGAACTTAGTAGCACCTATCAATAAACTTCAACCATACGAAGAGAAGATACTTGAATTCAAGGGCCTTAATAAGCGTTCGTACATCGAGGACGGAGAGATGCCGGACATGCTGAATCTGTCTCTTGATGACTATCCGCTTCTGTCTGTGCGCAAGCCAAGAGGTGAATTCATCATGAATCCTGAGATCGTCAAGCCTCTGCAGATCATATCGAGGCATGACAGACTCGCTATCCTTGCGACAGATTCTGAAGGCGATGTCCATTTCTATTATGACAACAACAAGATAGATTCAGTCACAGGACTCAGCACATCGTCATGGATGGTAGCCATCAACACGAAGATATGTTTCTTCCCTGAGAAGAAGTATGTCGAGATCATTCCTGAAGGTGCAAGCTATCGCATAGGTAATGTCGGTGATCTTGAAGCATCAGAAGAGCTGTCAGCTGTTACGCTGACCATCAGCAACGAGGATGCGAGGATCACTGTTCCTGCAGGACATGGCTTCAAGTATGACGATGCCATAAACGTAAGAGGCACACTGTCATATACGGCAGGCAGCTCGGCAAAGACTGCGGATGCGAACGTATCCTGCATCATCGAGCAGATAGTGGACACGAACACGATCGTGATGCCAAGAGAGTCATTCATCGAGCTGACAGGAGAAGGTGCGACAGGGATCACTTTCACCGGAACTATAGGCAGGACGATGCCTGACCTTGACTTCGTGACAGAGTGGAACAACAGACTGTGGGGTGCATCGAACGCAGACAATACTGTCTATGCCTGCAAGCTCGGAGATCCTACCAATTGGCAGTACTTCCAGGGAACAGGACTCGATTCGTACTACGCACAGCAGGGTACAGACGGACTGTGGTCAGGAGTAGGCGTTTACTCAGGCCACATCATCTTCTTCAAGCCTAATGGCATGTGCAGGATATACGGCACAGCACCATCGAACTTCCAGGTGACGAACGCCAAGTGCTTTGGTGTAGAGGATGGCAGCAGACTGTCGGTAGTGACCATCAATGATGTTGTGTACTACAAGTCCTCTATAGGTATCATGGCCTACTCAGGTGGCACTCCGGTGTGCATCAGCGAGAAGCTCGGCACTGAATTCGCTAACGTAGTCGGTGGTTCTGAAGGGCAGAAGTACTACGCATCCGTTCAGAGAACAGGGCAGGATGGCGGATTCAGCCTTGTTGTCTATGACATCGAGAAGGGCATATGGCTGAAGGAAGATGCAGGAAGAATAAGAAACTGCTGCAATGCGGACGGCAGACTGCATGTAGTCGAGTACAGCGGTGAACAGCTTGTATGCGGTAACAACATATTCCCTGGGCCTTACCTTGTATGCGGTGACGGAAACGAGCAGGGCAAAATATACATTCTGAATCCTGTCGATCCTACAGAGAACTATGAGGAAGTAGAGTGGATGGCTATGTTCGGACCATTCCATGAATACCTTGAGACCAAAAAGATATACAGCAAGCTGTCACTCAGACTGAAGGCGAACGGAAAGTCGAGTGCGAATGTGTACATCTCGCTTGACGAAGGCGAGTGGGAACTTGTGAAGGCATATTCCTCTGCGGAGACAGGCGGTGCGGTGATACCTATAATCCCAAGGAGATGCGACAGATACTCAATCAAGATAGAAGGCAAGGGAAACTGCGAGATCGTATCACTCACAAGAAGAGCAAGAGCAGGTACATTCGGCAGACTTTAGGAAGGAGACACTATGGCATACACAAGAACTATATGGCGGACAGGAGAGACTCCTCTGTCTGCAGGAAATATGAACAACATTGAGGATGGCATCAACGAGGCTCTGAACAAGATCCATATCAGTACTGTCGAGCCTACTTCATCTGATGGTGAGGATGGGGACATATGGGTAGTCTATGAGCCTTCAGCTTCAACAAACGATATGGAAGGTTAGGTGGCAGACATGATCATAGGTTATGACAAAAGTCCGGAGCTTACCATAGATCAGAAGCTGATGTCACTTGTCGAGAACATACAGCTCGCTCTGAATGAGAAGGCCGATGTGAACGAAGTGGATGCTATAAAGGCTGCGGTGAAGAAGCTGCAGGACGATAATCATTAGAATGGGAAGGAGATAGAGAAATGCCATCCGCAACAGGTAATAAACAATCCTATGGACTTCATGGCTATACAGAATACTCCATAAGCAGCTCGGCTACTCATACCACACTGTATGTATCCAAGGCTCTGTTAAGGGTAACAACATCAAATGTAGGACTGACTCAGCTCGCAGGAACATATGAAGGCTCATATCAGTCAACATTGAGCACATCCGGCAAGACGATGAAGTACAGCAAGGATGTCACAATGTTTAGTCCATTCTCATGGTCATGGGCAAGGACAACATACACATATACTGCGAACATATTTTACACAGTATGGGGTAAGGATGGAAAGAAATCCTCAGTTGTTTACTATGTCACTGTTCCTGCACTTGATTCATATGGTATTTACTACAACGGCAATGGTGCAACAGGTGGTGCGACAGGTGCGCAGACGAAGTGGTATGGACAAAATCTGACGCTGAACAACAACGGCTTCACACGCCCAGGATATTCATTTTGGCATTGGAACACTAACAACGCCAACACAGGAACATCGTACAACGCAGGCGGAATATACACTGCTAACAGCGGTGCGACTCTGTACGCTATTTGGAATCCTATCATCCATTACGATGCTAACGAAGGTAGTGATGCTCCTGCGGATCAGATAAAGACTTTCGGTACGAATATCGATCTGACCGATGCTATTCCGGTGCGAGACAAATATGACTTTGTCGAGTGGAACACAGCTGCTGACGGAAGTGGCACAAGCTACCATCCTGGTGATACCTACACAAGCAACACTGCTCTGACGCTGTATGCGATATGGGAGAAGCGAGCTACAGCCAAGGTCAAGGTAGACGGAGCATGGCATGAAGGAGACATCATGTGCAAGGTGAACGGCAAATGGATAGAAGCCGACTCGCTTTATGTGAAGGTTAATAACAAGTGGGTCGAGATATAAAGGCGAGGTGATCACATGGAAACATCAAACATAAAGATATATGCGGACTATCAGAGACTCACTGTGAGGTCCGGAGTAATGAGGTATGCGAGCGATACTGTCAATTACGTTCGTGCTGAATTTGAGTTAGGCAACGGATGGCAGGGATTCGATGCAGTGCAGGCCATATGGAAGTCGAGATATGACACTGTGAGCATCCTTCTTGATGAGAATGGAGTCTGCATGGTTCCGCAGGAAGTGCTTGCAAGAAGATCGAGAGTCCAGGTCAACCTTGTCGGATTCACAGCGAGTGGTGGAACACTGACTGCGAGACTGACATCGTATCCTGCGTTCGTGCTCGATGTGGATGTCAAGGCAGAGCTGTATGGGAGCAGGCCTGAAGAGATAACGCCTACACAGTTTGAGAGATTCGTAAGCCAGGTAGCAGAGACTGCGAGATTGGCAAGCGAGTCTGCAAGCAACGCAAGCGAATCAGCTGACAGAGCGCAGGCAAGTGCATCAGCTGCAGCAACGAGTGAGATAAGCGCACTCAACAGTATGACGGCTGCATCGAATTCAGAGCTGTCTGCTTCAGAATCAGCACTGTCCGCATCAGGTTCTGCTGACACAGCGAGTGAGAATGCACTTGATGCAAGCAACTCCGCTGACAGCGCAGAGGCATCCGCACAGTCTGCAAGTCAGTCAGCGCAGGCTGCAAGCGAATCGGCACAGAGTGCAAGCACTGATGCGACAAGAGCAGAGACAGCAAGGGCGTTCCTTGAAGGAGTGAGTGCAGACGCAACAACTCTTGCACCTGGCTCGCAGGCTACAGCATCCTATGATGAAGGCGTATTCAGCTTTGGTATTCCGCAGGGATTAAAAGGGGATACCGGAGCACAGGGTCCAAAAGGAGACAAAGGAGACAAAGGTGACAGCATAAAAGGAGACAAGGGTGACAAGGGAGACAAAGGTGCTGCGTTCACCTACGCAGACTTCACTCCGTCACAGCTTGCTGACCTCAAAGGTCCTAAAGGTGACAAGGGAGATAAGGGCGATTCCATTTATCTTCAGTTCTACATAGACTCTACGCCATCATCAAGGACATACGGACATCTGATCGAAAGCTACACAGATGCCGAAGACACAAGTTTTTCACTTGAGAACGGACATTTATACCTGGAGGTAACAGAATGAAACAAGATCTTGGAATGGTAACAGCATACGCCTACGCTAAAGCAGGCGGATATACAGGCACAGAGGCACAGTTTGAGGAGATGCTCGGCTCGCTGTCTGACACAGTCGATGAACTTTCAAACATTTCTGCGACAGCTTCAGGACTTCCTGCAGGATCTAATCCGACAGCATCCTATTCGAACGGAGTCATCAGCCTCGGCATACCTAAAGGTGATAAGGGCGATACCGGAGCAGCAGGAGCTGACTATGTCCTCACATCAGCAGACAAGGTAGAGATAAGAGATGCAGTCTATGCGCTCTTAACAGCAGCGGAAGGGGGTAACTACTAATGGCTACAAAGACAGTACAAGACAGTTCGCTCACTTCTATAGCGAATGCGATAAGGACTAAAGGCGGAACTACAGCTCCGCTTGAGTTTCCGACAGAATTCGTCTCGGCTATAAATGCCATCCCATCAGGCGGTGGTGGCAGCGTATCTGTTCCGCCTAAGGCAGTTAACTTCTACGATTACGATGGCACAGTAGTCGATGCTTATACAGCATCAGAATTCGCATCGTTGTCAGCAATGCCTCAGAATCCAAAGCACACAGGACTCACAGCACAGGGATGGAATTGGTCACTTGCAGATGCAAAGGCATATGTGGCTAAGTACGGCAGGCTGAATATAGGTCAGATGTATGTAACTACAAGCGGTGATACAGAGATAGATATTCAGCTCGGAATCGGCAGGAACAAGCCGTATCTCGGATGCTGTCCGAAGGGTACAGTCGAGATAGATTGGGGCGATGGTTCTGCTCACGATACACTGACAGGATCGAGTGTAAGTACACTAAAATCTATTCAGCACACATATCCTGACACAGGCGAGATGTTTACCATTAAGCTGCATATGGAGTCAGGGTCACTTGGGTTCATAGGCAGCTCGGACGGGTCGGAGGTGCTGTATAACGGAACTACATCAGCATCGAATGGGCGACGAGCATATCAGAACGCAGTCAAAGAGATACGCTTTGGCAGTCATGTGACAAGCATCGGCAGCTATGCGTTCTACACTTGCTATTCGCTCGCATCGGTGACGATACCTGAGGGTGTGACGAGCATCAGCGAAGGTGCGTTCAACTATTGCTCTTTGCTCGCATCGGTGACGATACCTGAGGGTATGACGAGCATCAGCGAAAGTGCGTTCAACAACTGCTCTTCGCTCACATCGGTGACGATACCTGAGGGTGTGACGAGAATCAGCAGCTATGCGTTCCGCAGTTGCTATTTGCTCGCATCGGTCACAATACCTGAGGGTGTGACAAGCATCGGCAGCAGTGCGTTCAACAATTGCTATTCGCTCACATCGGTCACAATACCTGAGGGTGTGACGAACATCGGCAGCAGTGCGTTCAACACTTGCTCTTCGCTCGCATATCTCACTTTTGAGCCAACAACTCCGCCAACAGCAGGCTCAGGTGCGTTCAACAACTTGCCATCCGACCTTGTAGTCTACGTTCCTGCAGGAACATTGGCTGCGTATCAGGCAGCTTCGAACTACTCAGGCATAGCAAGCTATATGGTAGAGATGGCTGCGTAAGAAAAAATCCAATAGTGTGGGGCGAAACCATTGCCCCACATTTGTTATAAGGGAAGGGAAAGGAGATAGAGCTATGAATAATGGAACAATAATCAGAACGATCCTTGTTGTAGCTACATGTCTGAACACTGCGCTGATGAGCACAGATGTGACACAGTTTGGCAACGAGAAGGTCAACCTGGTGTACAGAGTGCTGTCGGTCATCGCAAACTTTGTGATAGTGTTCTGCGCTACATGGTACAACAATGACTATACAGCAGCAGCTGCAGAAGGAACAGGATATACAAGACAGCTGAAAGCAGAAGCCAAGGGTGAAGAGGTAGTCGGAGTCGATGTAGACGGACTTGACTATCTTCCTGAGGATGGTGATGAGGATGAATAGCACTTGTTACAAACAGTACGATACAAGATGGGCGAGCCTTCCATATCCAAGGAAGCCTTGGTACATCCGTAACTGTGGATGCGGAGAGGTAGCTATCTGCAATGCTATCATCGAGATGGCAACGCAGTCAGGGCAGACTCCGAAGACTATTCAGCCATACATGAAGCAGTACGCAGAGTCCAGGGGTAACGGAACATACCATTACGGAATCCCTGCAGCCATGAAGCACTACGGCCTTACGGAAGTAGCAGAGCATGCGACAATGCAGAAGCTGTGGAATGAGCTGAAGAAGGGCGGACGAGTAGCTATCCTGCTGATGGGCAAAAGGAATGCAGGATCTAAAGGAGTGCATTGGACAGGCTCCGGACATTATGTAACGGTGACAGCCTACAAGGAAGAAGGCGGAAAGCATTGGGTGTATGTGAAAGACTCAGCTTCCACATCTTTCCTGCGTAACGGATGGATAACCTATGAGGATAACATCAGAAATGCATGCCTTAAATGTTGGAGCGGTAAGTTGAATGGCGAAGTTGCGAAAACTCCTGCATCACCTGGTGTGACTCCTGACGGCAAGCTGACGATAGACGGAATTGGCGGACCTTCAACAGTGAAGGCCATGCAGAGATTCTTTGGAACTCCGCAGGATGGGATCATAGGCGGACAGAATCAGAGCTGTGCGAAGTGGTATCCGGCACTGAAGTCAGTCAAGTACGGCAAAGGCGGAAGTCCATGCATCCGAAATCTTCAGAGATGGGTAGGAGTAACCATCGATGGTGTGTGGGGCAAGAACACTTCCATAGCACTGCAGAAAAAGCTCGGTATGACAGCAGACGGCATCTTCGGAGCAGGCTCCATGAAGGCATGGCAGATGTATCTGAATGCCAATAACAAGGCTGTGTATCCGCCAACTCCTGCTCCTGCACCACAGACAAGGCAGGACAAGATGGTGGCATGGGCAAAGGCTATCGCTGCTGACAACAGATATCACTATGTGAAGTGGCAGAGCAAAGTCGAAGCTACGCACACATGTCCTATCTGCAAGGGCAGGAAGTACAACAACTATTTCGGATGGAACTGCATCGGATTCGCCTATGCTTGTTGGCATCATGGTGGTGGCCTGAGCAATAAATGTAACTGCGGAGTAATCAGCAACGAGGTCGGCACAGCAATGCTCGCCACAAAGTCAACAGCAAAGATGCTTGAGATGGCAAGGAGCCGTATCGGACTCAAGGACATTCAGATAATCTACAATAGCGGAAAGCACATCCCTACATCGATGCTGAAGGCCGGAGACATCGTTCTGCAGTACAGTGGCAGCACATATGTCCACACATTCCTCTACATCGGAAACGGACAGATGGCACATGCGCAGGGCAGCAACGGCAAAGTACCTAACGATAAGCAGATATGCGTCCAGGGTTATCCGAAGAGCGGTTGCAAGATCGCTATAAGATATACAGGAAAGTAGGTGATGCTTATGTACGTTACATGGCAGACGATCCTACTTGGATTCCTCGCCATCTGCGGTGGATTCACAACAGTCTGTGTGGCTGTGGGGTGGCTCATCAAGATATTCAAAGCCATGAAGAAACCTGGTAATGATATCCATGAGGCACTCGACAATCACGGCAAGATGCTCGACAATGACAACAAGCGCATAAGGGAGCTTGAGGATCAGCTGAACTACATATCAAGCTCGATTGGAGTCTTGATGAGATGCGACCTCGTCATTCTCGGACACTTGCGGACCAACAACAACACCGGACAGATGAGTAAGATGGAGACAGAGATACAGGAATTCCTGATTAAAAGGTAAGGAGAGTAAGTATGGAAAGTAAGAGTAATGCCAATGTGCCGTACATCGTCTTTGAAGGCGAGTGTGCAAGGCATGAGAGAACAGTCAAGCGATTGGTAACAGTAATCATTATCACGATAGTGCTCCTGGTAGCGAGCAACATGGCATGGCTGTATGTGTTCAATCAGTACGATATATCTTCAGAAGAATATGTCATTGAAGGAGCAGATGACAGCAACGCCAATCTGCTTGGCAATGGAGCGAGTATGAATGGAGTGATCGACAATGAGCGCAAGGGTTCAGGCGA